CTCATCAGCGAAAACACCACTGACAAATAAATAAGGGTATATATAGAGAGGTAAAAAAAAATACCTCAAAGGAGTAAAGGCAGATGGCAAAGAACCAAGGCGGGTTATACCTGCAACCAATCGTAATGAAGTTCACTGATATTCCAGACGGAGTTACCTTTATCAAAAGAGACGGGCAGCATGAAGTTGTTGCAAAAGTTCCGCGAATGTTACTGATCATTAAGGTATCAAGTTTAGCTGAGGGGCACTCAATGACAGAGAGTCTATTAAATATGATTCAGTTCTGGACCGAGCTACAAGCAACTCCAGAGGTCATACAAAAATATTATGAGAGTGGCAATCTGTTAAATGAGATGGTCACTCGATATGCAGGCCACCACAAGCAATTTTTCACAGAAGGTGCTGTAGAAGCGCATTTCTGGAAGGAATAGAAGGATGAAAGTTGCATTAACACTAGATCGGATGGTAAACCATCAAAAACCAACAACCAATGAGGCGGCGTTAATTACGAAGCGACTGCGTAAAGCCGAGCTGACCGTTAGGGAGTTCGCTCCTCTACTTGTTTACCCATTTGGGTTCAGTTTCACTCCGGCAGTTTATTCTGTAGACGGTAATCGTACGAATAAGAACTGGGTATCTCAACAGATTTTTGCTATCGACATTGACAGCAAACTTCCTTTTGCAACAGCATTAGCTCGTGCAAAAGAGTACGAAATCCCGCCTAGCCTCGTTTATGCAACTTTCAGCTCTGACGATAGCAATAACAAATACCGGTTGCTTTGGGTAATGGCAGATGTGGTTACTGACGAACGTGTACGTGAGGTAATCCAAGCTCAACTGATGGCCATTTATCCGGAGGCTGACCCCTCGTGTAAAGATGCCGCCCGGTTATTTTATGGCGGAAAGCGTTTAATCTTTGAAAATTACAGTAACGTTTTAACCGCCGATTCACTTAACTTTGCGTATGATAGTTTTGTCCGTGAACATGAACCAGTCAATGCTAGTCGCAATATTAAGCGATTTGCCCAGAAGTATAATCTAAGTTTAGTTAATGGTGCTATCGCGACTACTGCAAAGGGTGCTCAAAATGGAAGAATTGACCAACATTATTATAATGATATATATAATAGTGTTGGTGAAATCTTCCAAAATGACTACCTTTTTGTAGAGGAAAGTAAACAGTCAGCAAACATAAAGACAACTGTCCAACCACTATTAAAAGTAGATTTCTTTCGATTGGCCCAAGAATGCCCAGTATTTAACGACTTCATGAATGGTATCGACGTTCATCATAACGTAACATGGTTTATTATATGTAACTTACTCAGAATTGAAGGCGGCGAGAAAATCTTCTGGAAGGGATTAACTCTTCGAGAAGAATACAATGAACAGAAATGGCAACGCTACATTCGATACTGGAGAGCTAACGCTGGTAAGTATTGGCCGGGCTATAATTTCATCAGGGACTTTTATCCTGATGGTAACGGAGAGTTTGCAAACCTATTTCAGGTGGCTGAGTCTCAATTTGGACGGGCTCGACTTGTTGAAGCTCCTCAATATGTAAGCTTAGCAACCGCGGAAGCTAACTTCGTTGCCGCCCTTGATGAGGCAATTGCCGATACTGAGGACAGATTCTTCGTTATCAAGGCTCAGGTTGGCCTCGGTAAGACAGAAGGGATTATTAATGCGGTTGCAGGTGGTAAAATAACCCATGCAGTAATTGCGGTCCCACGTCACGATCTGAAAGACGAGTTTGCCGCTCGATTTGTTAAGCGTGGAATCACAGTGCAAGTAACTCCAGAGCTTCCTGACGGCCCATGGACCCCGATATTAGAAGCTCTTTACGCAAAGGGTGCGTTCTCTGAGGCCCACAAGGAACTTGAGAAGCTGGCCATAAACCACCCCGAGATTGCAGAGTATAGAACCGCTTTGAGAGCAGTGCGTGATGAAGGTATCATCATTACCACTCATGCGCGTCTCAATTACTTTAAGACTTCGGCCAAACTTACTATTATCGATGAAGATAAACTACTCGCTGATGTATCAGAAAAATCACTGAGGGTCTCTGACTTACTAGCGGTAACAGAGGCTTTCCGCCCAACAGGCTTTCGGCCAATCGGTCACGCCGGTCAAACTAGCGTAGTTTATGATGCTTTATTGCAATTCTCTGATCTCGTACAGCAAGCCATACTAAATCAGAAGCAGTTATTCAAACTCGAAGAAGTGAAAAGCAAAACAAATCTATCAGAATCAATGCGTGAGATCGAATCTGCAATAGTTAAGGCTGACGTGCTTGGTAACGTGTTAGAATTCTTAACCGCTGATGTCATGTGGGTTGAAGAGGATGCCCGCAAAGTTGCTAGAATCTATTTCGGCACTAAACCTTCTTACCCCACAAAAAGTACCGTGGTCATGTTATCAGCCACCGCAGATGAGAAAACCTGCCGTAATCTTGTGGGGGAGCGACTGCGATTTATCGATGTTGGAGTTGCGGAAACTCTCGGCAAGCTCTACTGGCATGTGATGACAGGCTTATCTCGCTCCGCGTTAAAGTCAGGCACCGATGCGATAAACTGGTTGCTTGATCGGTTTGCGTTTGATTTCATCGGTTATCTATTATTACGCACACTTAGTGATCGATTTGTTGCTCATTTTGGTGCTCTTACCGGTCTGGATTGGCTTAAAGGACGTACTTTGGGTATTGCTGGTGTACCGCACCTACCTATGCGCTCTTATATCATCGCCGCAGGTCTTTGCGGAGAAGATGTCTTCAACAAACCCGGCCTTGATAAGATGGTTCACGAGGTAGTTACTACAAATGGTTATGAAACACGTCTGATGCAGCCAGCCACTGATTGTCTGCGTAGATACCAGCACTGGTTCATTAACTCAGAGCTTACACAGGCTATAGGTCGCTCACGGTCTCTTCGTGAGCCCGCCGATGTCCATGTATTCGGTAACTATCCACCGTTTGGTGCAATTCTCATCAAGTAATTCCCCGGCCACTACTCTTAACTGAGTGGTGGCCTTCTTATTATAAAATTTTTAATTAAAAAGGAAGGTTCATATGACTACAGACAAAGAAAAGAAACAGACCGAGAAGGAACTGGCCAAAAATACTACCGAGTGTATAAAAGTTGCCGCTACTGGCGGGTCTTGGCGCGAACTATTGCCACGAAAGAGTGCTTTTGGTACGAGTGACTTCATGGTCTATATCACCGATCGAAAATACGAAATCGTGCGCTACAATCGAACTGTAGATAGCGTTGATACGGTCCTCACAGGTATCTTCTGGGACTGCAGCACCGATGAAGAACGGTTCAACTTCATTCTAGAGGATTTTCAATCGCTACTTGAAACACTAAAAGCTGACTATGAGGATCGTCACCGCCCAGACACAGAATTAGAGGAGGACATAAAACTACGTGAGCGTCTCTATCGCTATGATTACTAACTAACTAAAAAACCCTCTTGGTAATACAAACAAGGTAATCTTGTATGCTAAAACCAAGAGGGCTTTTTTTTTGTTGTCTTCACAGGAGCCGTTTTAAGGCTCTGAAAATCAAGAGTGGGGTGTTACCCCTCGAAAGAATCTTTCGTCGCTCTGAGAGCTTCCTAGACCCCCTAGCGGGCATGCTAGAATAGTACTTTAACTAAATCGGGGCGTGAGCTGAGCGATATACAGAAAGGGTGACAGGAATGATGACGCGTGAGCTCGAACCGTAATGGTTGATGCCGCACTCGCCTGAACCCCGATCTGCAATTCGTCGTCTTTGTTGAAGTACCCGACGGTCGTGTGGGTGTGTGCTTGGTCAGCTCCTGACAGATAATTCTTTGCAAACACTTGCTGCTGTACCCCATTAACGTAGAGAATGCCGACCATATTTACGGCCGTACTGACAAACGTGGTGGTAGTGATTATATACAAACCGGTACTATTTAGTGTAAATATTTTATTCGTCGCATCCCATGTAATACCGATATTACGAATGACTGTATCCCACGTAAGAATTGTCGTACCTGTAGTTATTGATTGAGCTGCAGTGTGACGAAACGCCCCTGCATTTACATGATCGGGATTACGACTAAGGTCATTTAACTGTTTTTGTGTCGATGACAACTGTTTAATTAGGGAACTCAAGTTGAACTCCTTTTGTCTCAACGCCATTACTCGCCATTGACAGCCGTACCTGATTAACCTGTACGACTTCAATACCGCTTAACGTATCAACACTTACAAGATCTCCGATAAAATAATCCCGGCCATAAAGATTCGATATAGACTGCTGTACCTCGGTTGTAATCGAGACTGTTTTCTTTATTGACTCAGCAAGTTTTGCATCACCAGCGGCATTCAAATCATTTGTATTATTACCTAAACTCGAGGCCTCAACAAAGAGTTCACGACTCGCTAAATCAGTTGGGACGATTGATGGTCGTGATACACGAAACGTCGCGTTCTGCGCCCCTAAACCACGGACAATGGCAGTACTACCGTATGTCGTGTAATCGGTCGTAACAGTTAGATTTGCAAGAGTGCCGTTATCGACTGAGAAAACTACATCGGCACTTCGGTCCGTTGATGAAGAAAGAAGCGGAGATGCCGACTTAAACGTCCAGCCAGTCCCGCCGTCGAGTACATTCCAGACCACTTCAAATTGACTATTACCACGTAACGCTATGTCCTGAACCGCAGAGAGTAAATTTGCGTACGATACGTCAGATACATGAAGTAACGTGCCTTGACCATCGCTCGAAGTGTCCACGTAGAAGTCGTAGATCAATCCAGAGACTGCTCTACCTTGGTTTCCGGTAGTTATTGACTCGCTCGTTGTATTCGTTGCAACAAGGTCGTTCATAATTGTCGTAGCGGCAACATTCTGCCATGCAGTGTAATTTAGTTTATCCTCGTTATAAGCCACGATCCTTCTGGCCAGAAGACTCTCCCAGCCGAATGCGACAATGCGCCAGCGTTTTACAGTGTTGTAGATCAACTGTGTCAACTGAATAACGCCGCTAAACTCTACATATTCTGTGATACCTAGCGTTGTATCCTGCCGCTTTACGACAATATACGAGTCCATGGTAAGGTATGGTTTGGTTGGCGATGAATATGGGACAACTAACTCAAGAGTATCGTATCCGTTAACGACTTTGGCGATGTTGACGGATACGAAGTCAGTAACAATTGCTTGTAGCGCATTACTCGAATTGTAGACAGAGACGGTGTACTCTACTGGCATAGGTTATAACCGTGTCACTTGAAACCAAGAATCGTTCACCGCACGAGCCGCGCCCGAATTCTGCGCTACACCGAGCTGCACGTACGTTCCGCCTGCGGTTGACCCACCTACGGTTGCTTGAAAGGTCCACGTTGCACTTTGTACGACATAGGATGAGTACATTGCATTAACGACTGACGCTGCCGTAATTGACTGAATAATTGGTGCCTGCACACTACCACCTGTATTACTAATTGTCAATCCCATAAATCGGCTTCCTGTGGTATTGGTATCCCATGCGACTTGCGCCACTACGAGATAATGCCCTTCTTCATAAATAGTCACGCGCGGAATACCGCCAACCACTTCGGCTTTCAGTACGTTTGAGTTTGTCGATGTGAGTGTTCCTGCAGGAAACGTATTGTTTAACGCAGTCAGCGATGCAGTGCCATTGGCGACCGAAGCGTTGCTGTATGCGTTTGCTGAGGCCGTAATCTGCTGATTCTGTTGACGAGTCACGGCAAAGTCACGGTTGATATTTGAGTATGCCCACGTTCCACCTGTAACGGTTACGGTTGCAAGGCGAATATCAGTTGCTGAATTGTAGGTTGATACAAGGGCAATACGAGTTGAGTATGCTGCAATCGTAGTTGTTGACGCACCTGTACCTTCCGAACGTACAACTGTCAGTGCGCTTGCTGAGTTATTCACACGAACCACTAGTGGGTAGGTGCCGTTTGTGACACCAGTCATTGAAAGGTTCAAACTGGATGTATTTTCATAGAAAAACCCAGCCACCATCGCAACACCCTGTGCGATTGTTAATGTAGCTGTGCCTGACCCCGTCAGAGAAAACATACTGCCATAGGCAAGTATACCATTCCCATGCACGCTGTCGAAGAATGTGGTCATACGTGATGAGTTATACCCACCCGCATCACCATCGCCAGCTCCGCTGGTCATACCTATTGAGCGTTCTGCCATAACTAATTCTCCTTATAATACCGTGTATCGATTAAAATAGTCCATTGTCACTGATGTCTCGCTGTTTGCCGTATTAGACGTGACTTGTATGGCGTTTGGCCCAAGAGCTGGGTCAATCGCCCATGTTGCAAGGTTACTAGCGGAAGAGAGAAGCCCGATACAATTTGCACCTAGATCATTGACAACTGTTTTGTATCCGTATGTGAGATCTACAGTGTAGGTTCGACCTGCGAATAAAATCGGAAATGTTAATATTTTGCCTGTCGTTTGATTTAGAATATTCAAATCAGTAATACTGGTTGCCCCAACCGTGATAATAAATTTCGGGTACTCGACGGCCGTACCTGAGTAGTTAATATTGGTTATCTGACTAATTGAGGAGCCACCGAATGTAGTCGGAATAAGCGTCGGAATAGGCGTTGGGGTACCTGTTAGTACTTGAGTTGAAACAAGCGAAGCTTCCGCAGGATCGTACCACATTGGATCTGATGCACGCAACTGTACTGTTACCTCAAGGACATAATCGTCATAATCAAATTTACCATAATTTAACCCACCACGGACAAGTACGTCTAATGAGCGAGAGTATGTTGTTGTGGAGCCTGCTAGCACTGATGAGTAGGTTACTGTAAGCGTTCCTTGTGAGTTTGAAACACCGAAAATTGTCCCCAACTTTTGACGGGCCTGTAGATAATCAACGTAGTTTTCGGTCTGAACTATCAGACTGAGGGTTACTGTTCGTGGTAGAAATCGAAAATCGATTGGTGTTTCCCCGTTTTGCAGTGCACCTCTTTCAGTAATTGCATCAATTTCCGGCATACCCCAACCATCCTCACCAGCAAACCGAATTGTTAAGCCTGTTGTCGGATCATACCCATCGAGGTTGTATGTAACTCCGCCAATCGTATAGGTTATTGTGAATGTTGTGGAATCGTAGCTCATATTCTAATGAGTCCTCCCTGTGCGGCGATGTAGTCTTCCACATCCTTGAGTGGATTTTTGCTATCAGGCGGAGTTGCATAGTTAAGCGTAATGTTAATAGTCTGGCTTCCCCGTGTAGCACTGTCAGTAGGATTTCTACCGTTGCCCGGTTTAGAATCCATTCCGGGTGGTACTTCTGGTAGAGATCGGCCAAAGACCGGGGTATTAAATGTAGTATAATCACTGCCCACTGAAGTTAAAAAATTCTGAATAGCCGAAGTAACCCAGTCCGCATTGTACCCACGTTGACTAGCGTACAAGGCTATTTGACCAAATTCTTCTTGCGAGAGATACTTGTCATTAAACGCCATTTGGATAGTAGCGCGGATTGCGTCTTCGTTGCTAGTACCGCCACCACCATTACCACCGCCGCCACCAGCTTGATTCTCTTCGCGAATTTTGGCTAAGGCGGTTGCTACTGCATTTAACGAAGTTCCTAGCGTACCCCAGCGAGCAACCACGGCAGAAGTCAATGATTCAGCGGCGCTACTTACACCACCTAAGATGCCTTTAAAATCAACACCACGTAGCGAGGTAGTTGCGGAACTTAATGCACTCATTGAACTCGCAAGAGTATTAATTCCACTAATTTTAGTTTGATCGACACCTGCGAGGTTACCAAGCGCAGTACCGACACTAGTAATACCTGCGGCTGCAGTGGGGGTTTGTTGCCCCAGCGTAGTCATGGAGACTGCAGTACGATTAAGGAGTGCGTTAACACCAGTATTCGTCGCTCCGTAGGTTAATGCTATGTCTGTTCCAGCCGTATCAAAGTTTGCAAGCGGGGTAGCTGTTAATGCAGCTGCTTCACCAACAAGTCCTATTACATCGACATTCGCGCCTAGTTTTGCATTCAGCTCATTTATTGTAGCTATAGTTTCTATCTGCTTAGTCTGTAATTCTGTTAATCGTAATTTAGCAGTAGTATGAGCATCGGCATATTCTTGAATACGCGCTGGATCTCTCGCACGATCCAAATCTTTCTGGGCTTTGCGAAGTGCAATTGCAGAGTCTTTTGCATCGATATTTTTACCGATAAGATCTTCCGTGATCTGAGCATCCTCGGCTTGCAGTTCATTCCGCTCTTCCTGCGTAATGTTTCCTTTGGCCAATTGCGCTCTGATTATTTTCTGCCGCTCTGTCATGCGAGTAATTTCGTTTGTGAGCAACTCATTCGTGTAGTAAGCGCGATCAGCTGCATTTTGATAGCTTTCTAATGTATCTGGGTTTGTTGCATCTTCGAGAGCCTCGCGGGTACGTGTAACGTCTCGCTGGGCCGATGCAATGCTGAGAAACGAAGTTTTTAGGCTATCTGTTGCTGATTTTAGTTTATTCTGGTCCTGCATTAATTGATTAGACGCTTTTGAAGTTCCCTTCATTGCACTGGTGTTCAATGTTAGCGATGCAGTCGCCTGTTGAGTAGTCGATGTCATACTACCAGTTACACGTTGTAATGCGTAAGTATCCTGAGTATGCTCTTTTGTTATCGCAGAAGAATCTCGCGCAGCCAGTGCGCCTGCAATTTCAGCTTCAGTAGCTCCCTGCAAATGCAGTTGCCATCTAATTAAGCTTTGATCAGCCCAGTTAAGCCAGTTACCAAAATTCTGCATACCTACAGTTGCAGTATCGAGTGCAACTGTAAGCCAGTTGAATGCAGTTTTTACGGCAGGTCCTGAAATCTCGCCAAGAGCCTGATTGGCCCTGTCTGTTGCATCTTGAAAGTTCGACTGCGCCTGCGTAGCCGTATCCATCTGTTGAGCCATCATGCCGCCGTAATTCTTTTCCATACCGGCGATTAATGTATTTAAGTTGTCAGTAGCGGGGACAATACCCTGCGATACCATTTCCATGAGGGCTTGCTGGCTTACACCAGTAGCATCAGCAAGGATACGAAATGCGGGGACTCCCATTTCCTGCAACTGCATCATCTCTTCAGTAGTAATTTTACCTTTTGCCTGCATTTGGCCGAGCGCAAGTGTGATACGGTTAACACCCTCTGCACCGCCGCCCACTGCAGAGCTTGCGTCTCCGATTGCAGTCATAACCGCAGGGATTTCCTTTGCAGTAAATCCCATCGCAAGTAGTTTCTGCGTCCCTTGTGATATGTCATCAAAAGTAAACGGTGTCCGAGCGGCTAAGTCCTGCATTACAGTGTACAGCTCGTTACCTGCCTGCGTAGACCCCGTCATGAGTCCTAACGCTTTACGCACAGTATCGAATTTATCGGCAACAAGTGCGGAATTTAACCCAAGGTCGATCATTTGCTTACCAAGAGCTGCAATACCAGCGGCAGCACCGATCTTACCTATGCTGGATCCCAACGAGGCCGCTGACTCTGTAGCAGTATCACCCGACTTTGAAACTTTGTCGAGAGAACCTGCTACTTTTAACGCAACGGCGGACGCATTGTCTTGCGATATAAAACGAATGACTACGTCATTAGCCATTTCTTATTTCCTCCTAATTGGTTGTGATGTCTCTCGCTTTTTCGCGGAAACTTTCTGCTCCACGCGCATAATGTTTTCCCATTTTAGTAGTACTGCCAGCGGTGGTAGCTGATCTGGACGGCACTGCATTTTCATGCACCAGTAGTAGGAGCGATACTCAGGCGGCTGTGGCCCATCAGTCCAGAAGTAGGCGTACAGCCGCTTTGTCAGTTTGGGTCGTTTGCTGCGGCGACAAGTGCATTCAGCACCGCATCGCGGATTTTACGAATTTCACTCGCTTTAAACTTCCCGCGTACGCCCCCGACAACCACACGATCAAACACGTCAATCTCTTCCGTAAGTGTGGCCTCGCGTCGCGTCGCTTTATCAAGAATCTCTAAGTCTTCGACCATGAATTGGTCAAGATCGATGTTAATTTCAAGTTTAGTATTAGCCATTGTAACCTCTCTTTTTTTTTAGGATTGGAGCGGAAAGGGTGACTTTCGCCACCCGTCCCGAACCGACTTTTTAAGGTGTCACCTCGGTATAGTCAACACCGGGTGCCGTTAGGACAAATGAGAACATAAGGGGATCGCCGCTCGACGCATCGTTACCGGGTAACGATACCGTAGAGACTTTACCACCAGCTACGGTAAAGAACCGCAGATAGGTGGTAGCAGCAGCATCGACTGGCTGCCAACGAATCTGAGCGGCCGTGTTGGCCTTAATTGAAGCGATGACGAGTTTAAGAGCCTCATCAATAACCTCTGTGTACAAACAATTAACCGTTACGGAGACCGGTGGCTGCTTACCAAAGGTTAACAACGCGTAGTCGCCCGCAAATGTATTTGCCGAACCGTTGCTGCGGGTAAACTCGACAACGTCAACCGATGATGTCTGCCCGCTAATGTTTTTCCATGTGGAGCCACCATCGAAAGTAATTTCGATCTTACCGGTAGCACCCGTCATAGCGCCAGTAGTTTGGGCCATTTATTTAGCTCCTCCTTTTCTTACTTACGAGATTGAAGTTTCAATGCCGGGAGCTTGGACTACGAACGAGACCATTAAGGGGTCTCCGCTTGAAGCGTCGTTACCGGGCAAAGATACCGTAGAAATCTTACCTCCGGAAACTGTCGTAAATGATGCACCACCTGAGCCAGCAGGTTTCCATCTAATTTGAGCCAGTTGATTGGCTTTAAGTGCGGACACAGCTTTCAAGAAAGCCTCCCCAGCAACCTCAGTGTAAAGAATATTTACAGTTACGGCAGTCGGTGGTTGTCTTCCAAATGTCAGTACGGCGTAGTCACCATCCAGCGTGAATGCTGAGCCGTTCAAACGTGTCATCTCAACAACGTCAATGCTTGAGGCTGACCCAGCAATATCGGTAAACCCACCGTTGTTTACGTTGAGTTCGAGCGTTGCGGTTGCCCCAGTCATAGCACCAGTAGTTTGAGCCATTTTGTTACTCCTAATTTAGTTTATTGAATGATTTCCTTAACTGTTACGGTACATTCAACTCCGTAAAAGTAGGTCCCGGACCCATTCGGCCATTCCACCGTACCGGGTCTAACTGTTAAGTCATCCAGTGTGTAGTGGCCATTCGAAACAAGGCGTATAGCTTCGGTGTAGTCCGCGGCATATTGCATTAAGGCTGTTGATTGATCTTTTATACCGCGGCTCAAATCTAAGCGTTGGCCTAATAGTACATCAGTAATTTCCCAGCGCATGCTCATCACCGCTCCAGAACCAAACGTTCGACGAACGGCCTGACCACCCATCACACCCATCGCACTGAATATGCGCACTGGTAGATCAGCAATTTCTGCTGTATTGTTAATAGTCTCTCCGCTTCGTGTACCAATCGTCTTACCGTTGTAGGTAACGACAAGTGCTTTGATAGCGGCAACGATTTCTGGTAAGTGTGATGCCATTAGTCTAACCTCTTATATGGTGCGAGTAGCTTAAATATATCCCCGGGGACTTTCGCCGCGGCGATAACTACGCCATCACTTGAAAGTACGTCACGATTCGAAGAACTATCATTCCGTCGATCGTAGAAGTATCGAGCGAGCATGTATGTGGCCATAACAACAGGTCCGGGAGGAGTCAGACTCCATGCCCAGCGACCAGTAATGGCTACTGAGCCTACAGGTTCGTCCGAATACGTCCAAAAATACTGCACGTTATTCTTGATTTTCACCATTTCCTTCTGTGGTTGATTGAGTGGTAGAGCGATATATGTACCAGAAGGAAGTACGGTTCCGTCTCCGTTTGTAATCGATGTAATAGATACCAGATCAGTATCGAAACAAAGTGTGTAACCATCTCGCATTAAATCTCCGCCATGTGCCCTATCGAGTGGAGTAAAGTAACGAGTAGTATCGGCAGGAGCTTCAAACACCCGTTGAGTGTAACTTTCAATTTCTGCTTGGGCACTTTCGCAAAAAGTTGCGAGAATTGCATCGTCATCCGAACTTGTAATTTCTAAGTAGACTTTTAATCCACTTACAGTGATATAAGCCATTAAGCACCTCTCTTGCGCGCTGGTTTTACGGGTACTGCCTGAGTTTCCTCTGAAGCTACCTCATCGATTACCCAGCTAGCGATACCGCGTAAAACCATGCTAGTTGCCTCAGTATCGGAGAAGTCAGTAACAACCTCTCCGATCTGGGCAGTTCGCAGGTCACTATTTACATAATACGCGATGTCGGTATTAAGTCTAACCTGCATTAGTTTCTCCTAAGGTTACGAAGCGGGGTTCGTACCGCGAATAAAGGCTTCGGCTTGGCTAACGTCGGAACCCCAGCGAGCCGTTACAAAGATAGCGGTTTCGCCGGTGTTCTCGTAAAGGTAAGGGTTGCGGCTGATCTTGAGGCCACCAACATGCTCCACGAAGTGAGCAAAGGCCCAGTTACCGAAGATAACTGACTTGTTGGAAGCACCGAGAGCGCTCACACCATCGGTGATAGCGACTGGGCGGTACATCAACTGCTCCACACCAGCGTTATTACCGGCAGGCGTGTTCTGGAAGGCGAATGATCCAGTCGTCTGCAAGGCACGGATAGCACCGAGCGTACCGATTTTCATAGCCCATCCAGTCTGATTGCCATGGTAAGGAGTGGGCAAGCCGTAGAAGATCTTGTTGACGTTATCAACGCTCAACCCGCTGACCGAGGCCAACGTGACTGAGTTGGTGATACGAGGGATGACACCCTGAGGCTGGCCGTTACCTGAACCACCTAAGAGATAAGTGTTGATGTTAACGGCATATGCGCGAGCAATAGCGTCCATCAAGTACTCTTCGAGGTTGTTGCTGGTGTCTTCAAGCAGTTCGTTTGAAATCTTCATCATCAATGAAGCTTTGTACAAGCGAATCGACACTTGGCTGGCAGTAGGCTCACTCTCGTTAGCCCCTGAACCTTCACCAACAAAACCGAAGCTGGCCTTGGCATTTTCCGTGTTGATATCCACGTACTCTTTGCCAGTCACAATGCGATTGATTGGCAACTGGCTCAGGATTGAGAGCTCGTCGCGCTTTGCGACAATGCGGGCCTGCAAATCGCGGGCAACCGTAACACCCCAAGTACCGGAATCTTCTTGCATGATCGCTTTCACAGCGTCGTTTACCTTACCAGTACGCAGCCAGTCAATCTGGGCATCCTTACCGGTATGATCGCCACCGAGGCTCTTCACTACAGCCGGGGCTTGGCCAGTGACAACGCCACCACCAACCACGGGATCGCCCGCAATTTCCTGCAAGGCTGACTTCAATTCTTCTTTGTTAATCGACATTCGATTATTCTCCTGTTTGTTTTTAATTTGATTATCCAATGTACTCAAAATATTACCAACGGTTTCGTCGTCGCTAAGTAGAGATTGCTCTCCTACCGCCTTAACGTCCGCTATGGTACGTGGTTCTGCTGGTGTAGCAGTGAGACTTAGCTCGCCTACAATCCAGCGCTTTAATGCACCTGCGTTGCGTACAACGAGGTGGGAGACGGCACCAGTGGACATGCCAAGATGGCCGCTTTCAACAAGTTTCATGACATCACGCGCATATTTACGCGATTTGTAGATTTCGATTTCTACGTCAATTCCTTCGTCTGTCGGAATCCATGCTTTAACCTCACCAATCTGTGAAGCTAATCGACCACCTGCATGATCAAAATAGACTGGCATCCCGATAAACGGGCGGGTCTCTCCGAGGTCAGTCTCCTTGGTAAACGTGTCTCCTACGAGGTCACGACCGCCATAAACGATTGCGGTACCTTTTACAGTGTACTCTCCAATAGCTTTTACACTGTCGGTTATTACTCTATCCATTCTTTACCTCCTAATTTAATTCTACCAATGCTGTCAAGGATTTTTACTGTATACGCTTTAGCAGTTCTTTTGCAAGGTCTTTTGCTGCGGCCATAAGTTCGTCGCGCCATGACTGTGGCAGAGCATTGTAGAACTCAGGCCCCTTCCGCATAGCGATCTTGATTAAGTTACGCTTAAATGTCTCAAAATCAACATCACCGCGG